TCCTTAAACAACATTCAGAAGTCGATTGATATCTATAACCGTATCATCAACGACATGAAGGACCAGATAGATAACCTTACAGATGAAATCAAGGAACTAAAAGCCAAAGTGGACGAGCTTACCAAAGAGAACCACGAACTAAAAAAAATGTTGTCAAAGAAATAATATGAAAAAGGTAATTGAACTAATAAAGAAGGTATATGGTCTTATCAAGGATTGGGTCATATCTAATGGTGTTGAAGGGATACTTGGTCTTATCGTAGGTTTAGTCCTATGGGCTATGGGATATAAGATATGGGCAGGATTCTCATTTGGTATATTTGCCACACGAAATTGGGATATTCTGAAATCCTGGTTAACCAAACTAAATAAGTAATACTGAAAAAAATCCTCATAAAGAGGGTTTTTTTTTGCCCTTATGCTGCGTGGTAAGATATTTTGCCGTATATTTGTATCTCACAATTAAAGAAACAACAGATATGCAAATTACAAAAGAACAAAACGAAAGAGTAGGTAACCTACTTAAATTAGGTGTCAATTTCCAATTGGTATCACAGTCTTTGGGTCTACCACTAAAATCAACCGTATACTTTCTTATTGAAGATTACCAGTACGAAAAGTTGATGAAAGTTTTGGTAGAACAAAAATAATTCCTTATCTTCGTATCTCACAATTAAACAAACAACAACAATGAAAATTAAAACATTAGTAGATAATCTTAATTTAGAACAATACAGAATATGGGACTATGTTGTCTATTACTACGGAAGCAATTACAACTTTTTACCTACCAAAGACCAACTCTTAATCTTTGTTAAATATCTTAAACAAACCACAGAGTGTGAGGATAGATACATCGGAACACAGGCTCAACCTCTATATTGTTTGAATATGGAAGGCTGTATCATAGATGGTGAGGATTACACTTGGGTTCTACAAGATTACTTAAGAGACCATAGAGAAAAACTTGATGATATTTTTGTAGATTAAAAAACTTTTACTATATTTGTATAAGATTAATAATAACAATAACAACATGACAACAACAACTTACCAAAACGAAATCCTTAAATCAACTGAAATCTCTAACTCAATCAAGTTGGACTCTGACTTTAACAAATCGATGACCATCATCGGCAGATACTCTGTCTTGGTTCAATTCATCAAATTAAGTGATATTATGTATGACTGGTTTGATGATATGTATTCAAGAACTAATGACAAGGAGTTTCTCACTATGAAAGATGGTTTTGTCCAATCTTGTGTTCATAACCTCTCTGTATATGTTGAGACGGGTAGTGAGATTGGTCTATACCCTTTGGTTCAAGACCTTAAAGAAAGTTTGTCTCAAATGTTCAACAAATAAAATAGTATGGCAGTAGTATATTTACATAGACGCAAAGACACCAACGAGGTATTCTATGTTGGTGTTGGTAAGACTATTGCTCGTTCTAAATCTAAAAGTAGTAGAAATCCTCACTGGCATCATATTGTTAATAAATTTGGATATACAATTCAAGTTATTCAAAAAAAATTAACATGGCAACAAGCTTGTAAAGAAGAAATCCGATTGATTAAATTATATGGTCGTAGAGATTTAGGTCTTGGTTCTCTTGTTAATATGACAGATGGTGGTGAAGGAACTATCAATAAAATTATTACTGATGAGACAAGAAAAAAAATGGGAGATAATAGGAGAGGAAAATATCTTGGTGTACCTAAAACAAAATCATTTCGTGAACATTTGAGTAAAATTTATAAAAATAGAACTTTCAGTGAAGAAACACGAAAAAAAATGAGTTTAGCTAAAAAACATTATAAACCTACAGACGAACAAAAATTAAAAAATAGTTTATCAAATAGAGGTGAAAATAATGCGTCATGTAAATTGACTAAAGAAAAAGTGATTTGGTTGAGAGAAAATGAAGGAAATTATAGTGTAAACAGAATTAGTAAAGAATGGAGTATGACAAGAACTTCAATTTATAATATTCTAAAAAGAAAAACTTGGAAACATATTTGACAGTATCAGAATAATTACATATCATTAAAGAAAAACAGTTATGCCAGAAGAAAAAAACAAACATCAAGAACTTACAAAAGAAGACATTACAGAAGGGGTACAAGGTATCCTCTATCTCATCGTAGGAATCGTTTTATTGGTATCAGTATTATTCTAATTTTTATCAAATAGTATGGCAGTAGTATATTTACATAGACGCAAAGACACCAACGAGGTATTCTATGTTGGGATTGGTAGAAGAAAAAAAAGAGCATTTGCGAGAGCGGGTAGAAATCCACACTGGCACAGAGTGGTCGATAAGTATGGATACGATGTTGAGATTGCTTTTGATAAATTATCTTACGATGAATCACTTGTAATTGAACAAGAATTGATTTCACTCATTGGAAGGTCAGACAAAGGAGATGGTCCGTTGGTGAATATGACTGATGGTGGTGAAGGAACTCTTGGATTTGAGCCTTGGAACAAGGATAAACCTATGTCGGAGAAAAGCAAATTGAAACTATCAAATACTCTCACTGAACTTTGGAAAGACCCTGAAATGAGAGCCAAATTATCAGCACCAAAAGGTCCTCACACTCAAGAATGGAAAGACAATATGAGTATTATTATGAAGGAAAAGGGTCACAAACCACCTCAAAATCAATCAGAGAGAAAATGGACACAACAAAGTCGTGAGAAGGTAAGAAATAACCAAACAGGTGAAGGTAACTCTAACGCAGTATTGACCATTGAACAGGTAAAGTTTATCAAAAAGAATTACAAGAAATACTCAAAAGAGTGGGGTGTCACCGCTTTGTCAAAGAAACTTGGAGTGGCAACAGCTACAATTTACGCAGTAACTTCAGGTTATAATTGGTCTTGGGTAGAAATAGATTAAAAAAACCACTTAAATGGTTTGACTTTATCCACTTTATTGGTTATACTATTGGTATATTAAAATATTAAGAAATTAAAAGTATGGAAAAATTAGAGAAAAAACACCGTGTACAATTAACGGAAGCAGAATTGAAATCAACTATCTATGGTTTAGAAATGGAATTAGATAGTATTCACACAGTTTGGTTAGACATTAAGGACGATGAGAATGAAGATGAATGGAAAATGAATTTAGAGTTACAACACTATACCTTATCGAACGTAGTTAAAAAACTCAATAATAAACTTAAAAAGTAATAGAAATGACAAAGAATTCAAAAGACGCAATCATCGCAAGACAATCTATGAGTCGTTTGGCTTTAGATTATTTTAACACCTGTAATATCTGTCCTTCCTTGGCAGATTTGATTAAGGTAACCACCATGTTGGAGAAATTCGTAACAGATGGTTATAGTAAGGATATGGTCGATAAATTTGAATCTATGGATTCATTTATCGCCAAAGAATACAAAGGATAAGTTTTTTTGTTTATTTAGTGTTATCGTTGAATGGTTGTCGGAGATATTCTCTGGCAACCTCAACGTGTTCCTTACACAACTGTGTCTTCAACCTTGAGTCCAACGGCAATCTTCTCATCTCACGAGAACCTCTACATCTCTGTGTATATCCAGCAACACTTTCCCCTCTAATGTACTTTGGTAAAATCATATCTGAAGACCTGAAAAGTATTTGGTATTGATGTTGGTTGGTACCTTACCTTCCGCACCAGCTCCCAAATCAAATTCAGGGAACAAACCGTTGTTAATCCAAAGATAGTTCTTTGTTCTCTCTGTAAACGTCTCAGCAATATTCTTATATGTTGACTTCAACTCTCTATACGTTGCCAAGTCTGCTGATGAACTGTTCTCACTACTTTCAACCTGTAAACCTCTATTACCAATCTTGCTCAACAAATCAGTCAACGCATAATACACAGACCAATACGTCACCATGTCGACCAAATAATCATCAACTAACTTTTTGTATGGGTTTGCTAATGTGTCGTTTTCAATTTCAGTATAAATCTTATCCACCAATTTATCACCCAACAGTTGTGTCAAGTTAATCTTTTGAGATAGTATCAATGCTGGTTTTAGATTGTGACTCAATAGGTTTTTATCTAATGGAGTCTTGTCCAATATTTTCTGTTCTGTAGTTAAGAATATCATAAGTCTGCTGGTTTCCAATAGTCGGTAAAGTCGTTTATCAGTTTCACTGGTTCTTGGTATTTGAATTGAAGCATGTCCTCAACAGCCATGTTTAACTCCATCAACTTTGGTTTGATGGAATAGTTCAACATGTGTTGTGTTGCCACCTTTATCTCGTCAGCATTCTGACTGAACGCATCAGATGAAAAACTGTGAATCGAGAGTAATTTTGGGCTGGCTATCTGCCAAGATGTTAAAACGGATTGACTCGCGTAGGATAGAATATCCACATAATAACTATCACCAACCGTTGATTGGATTGGTGTAATCTGTGCTGCTTCTTCAGGTGATGAAGCAAATCCTAACATTAACTTCTGACCATCTTCACCCGTGTAGGCTTCCACAAGTTGTCTCTTGATTTCTGCTCTTTCCTCAGCCGTAACATTGCCGAACATTTGTACAAAAAGTTGGGGTGTTAAATTTGAGTCCAATGCCTTTCTGTGCCAAGAGAAAATATCTCCCTCAAGAATAATTGAGTTAATACCTGATTGATAAGGAACTTGAGGATATACCTTATTGTTTGAAGGCACATATCTTGTCCAATAGAACATCTGTCTCTGTTCTCTATTGTCAGGGTCTATTGAACCGTATTTAACAACAGGATTGTGTCGAGTATCTTGCCAGTCATCACACGTATAAAATGTTTCAGGATACATCATGTCAGGAGACATTCTACCCACCCTTACATTTTGAAAAGGAACGTGGTGATAAGCAACGATTCTGTCTCTTTCTCTATTCCATATTACCTCACACGCAAATCCCCCGAAAAGATAAAATGAATATAATATTTTATAATATAATGTTGATAGAGATTCTGTTTGATTTACCAATACATTACCAAGACCGTCCAACCTTACACCTTCACCATAACTCATCGATACGGTCATATCACAAGCAACAGAGTGAATAGGAGAGCTTTCCTTTAGGTCCAACAAGAATTGAGGGTAGTCATTCTTTTTACCCCATAGATAATAGTCATACCTCTTGTTGTCTTGTTCTTCGTTGCGGACAATCTTGTTCTGACTTATGTTAAATGCTTCAATATTCATATTCTATAAATAGTTTAGTCAGGGTTATACACCCCTATTGTTTCATCATCACTGTAGAAGGTATCCGTGAACCCTTCAGTAATATAAGCAAGACCAACCTCAAGTTGATTCATTGCCAGTGATGGATTTAGATTTATTGGATTAAGTTGCTCCCTTATAGAATAGGTGAACTCACCTATTTCGTCAATATTAATCACAGGAGTTGTCAAATACGTCAGAGGATACGTTTTGGTGAAGTCTGGTGAACTTTCGTCAGTTCCGTATTGTCTCCATACCTCCGTGTCGTAAACCTCGTTTATATCCGTTGTATAGATGGTATCTGAATAGGTATTACCTGAATTGGTTGTGAACTCATAATCAATAACCACAGCACCATAATTTGGACCTGATAACGCAGCGCTAAACGACCATACATTAGCATTTAGAAATACACTACCATTCCATGTTGGTGTTAGACTTACACCATCTGCGGTTAATGTGCCACCAGTGATTTGTTCGTTAGGCGAAGAGAAATCTCTTGTGATAAAGATATTTCTTACCACATTTGGAACTATGATTTGGTCCCTAACATAAGTTTGATTGGTCCCTGAAAATCTTGCGTCCTGATAGACCATGCATGGTGGGTGTTGCCAATACCAAGCACGAGTCCCACCCGATAAGTTTTCAGTGGTCGCACTAATGTTAAACTTGAATAGGTCATATCTCGCATTGTAAGGTGTTCCACTAATACTTGTAATGTTCTGTGGTATAAACGACCATCTCTTCCCTGTTTGGGCATGAGTAAGACTCATAAGGTATGTCGGAGAAGACAAGGTCTTATTCGCACTTACTTCAGTGTAGATTATGTTTTCACTATTTGCTGAGAGATATAACATCTATTCTATAATTATTAATTTATTCTATTAGACAGCACTAAATCCAGTTTGTTCATCAAGGAATAGATTTGTACCATCAAAAGTTGCTATGTATTTTGTGTAAGAATTATTAGCAGGTCCGATATTTCCTGATTTAGCAAAAACCGTTCCAGCAATCGCATTTACCGTAGCTGTTCCCACAGTATAATTTGATGGGTTATTAACGATAAAGACAAATCTTTGACCTGGTCTTGGATTTTGAAAATCAATACTTGTAACATTACCATTTAGTGTGAAGGTATAAATCGTACCTAAAGTACAATTCACAGAAACAGCTCCACTTACACCACCACCATTAACAACTTCAAAACTCTCTGTTTGATAGGTGTGGATATTGTCCGTGTGTAATGTATAGTCGTAAAGGGTTGTTCTACCCGATGAAGCAATAAGTGCCGTACCATCGTGAGATATTGTTCCGTTAAGAACTGCCATACCAGCGTTGTAGTATTTTGGTGAACCCTGACCATCGAACGTTAGACCGTTAAATCCAATCGCACCCTTCTGATTACCACTATCTCCGTTGGTTACGTTTAGTTGATAACCACCACCAGCAAATGAGAATCTTGTGTTACTCCACCCGCCAGACTCAACAGCAATACCCGCTGACTTATATCCACTTAAACTAAATCCTTGTGCGGCAATAATTGCTCCGTGTTCTCCACCTTGTATCTGACAACCGTTAGATGCCATGATGGCTCCATAACTACCACCCGTTGATACTCCACCTTTGGAAGCAATCAACGTGTTATATTGTCCTCCGTTAATAGTTGGTTGGTTACTATCATCGTTCTGCTCACAACCGATAATGGTGTTCATTTGTCCGCTTGTAATATTACCACCCCTTGAGGCAATAATTGCGGCATTATCTATACCACCAATTCTAATATGAGTTTGTGGTGATGATGACCCACACGCAATAACTGCGTAGGTCTGTTGATTTGATGTGATGGTATATGTCCCACCACTATGATTTGAAAATAAGGACTTGTATGTCCTTCGACTCGTAGTAGTCTCGTTTGAGTCTACGACCGCAACCAGCTCATTTAGGTTCCATAGCTCAGGTGCTTCTTGTAATTGACTAATTTTTATACTTGACATAATTAATTTTATTTTATGTTATTGGTGGGAATATTTGAGGGTTAGGATAAGTGAAGACTGAAGAGTCACCATAATTAGCCGTACCATCAGTTACAACCCAGTTTATACCATCTTGTGAGATGACAACATCATCACCACTTGATGTACCTACAGCAATGAAATATGACCCGTTCCATGACACATCGGTGTACTGTTGACTAACCCCAACATTAGCTGCTTCAGTCCAACTTGAACCGTTTGTTGAATAGTATAAATTGGCATCACCACCTGTGATGAATCCTGCTGCCACCCATCTTGTACCGTTCCACGCTACCGCATTTATTCTAATGTTTGTCAAATCAGAATCCGACCATGAGACTCCATTATTTGTTGAATATTGAATACCAACATCAGTCGCAGAATTAGGGTCACCATAGGCTAATATTGTACTACCGTTAGATTCGACACCTTGACCTTGAATAAAGTTTGAAGAATCATTACCTACATCGTTCCATGTGGTACCGTCAGTACTATTCTTAATTCTACCAGCAACGTCCATAGTCCACCAAGTACTACCGTCCCATGATACATCAACATAAGTAGAACTTGATAAACCATCAATAGATGTGGCTGCTGACCACGTTACCAAATTGGTAGATTTCAACAATCTATTCTCAAGTGTTGAATCATTACCAGCGATAACATAGTAAGAACCGTTCCATGCGATTGCCAAACAATCGTTTTGTAATGTACCCAAATTATTCAAGGATACCTCAGCAAAGTTTGTACCGTCAGATGATGTCATAATTCTTGCTGATTCAGTTGCTCCCGTTGCCGTTGAACCGACAGCAATCCAATTTGTTCCGTCATACATCACATCCTGTAAGGCTTGAGGATAACCTAAATTAGCAACAGTTGCTTGATTGAAGGAACTATCACCATTAGAATAATAGATAACCCCTGGCGTGTTAAACTGATTTACCGCAATCACACTCTGTACCGATTGAGTGGTTGCTGATTCAACCACCAAATTCACACCAAATTCTGTTAATAACTCATCACTGTTCTCAGCCAATAAGAAGAACTGTTCTGGTGGAGTTGATGATGGTGTGGGCGTTGGTGTCGGTGTTGAACTTGCCGCAGGTGTTGTACTTGGTGTTGGAGTTATTGAACTCGTAGGAGTCACTGATGGGGTAGCTGATGGAAGAACACTTGACGCTGATGGAGTCACCGTTGGAGTAATTGATGGGGTCACCGATGGTGTTGGAGTTGATGTTGTCGTTGGAGTAGGGGTTGGTGATACAAACTGACTTTGACAAGTGGCACAGTCCGCATAAACAGCACCATCAAATTCTGTTGAAAGTAAGGCTGACTCAACACTAAATACTTCCCAACAACGACCGTCATAAACGATACCCTCACCAACATTAAGAGATTGGTAAGTCTTGATAAAATCAACTAATGGACCTGAACATTCTTGAATTTCATAGTAATTCAATACGGGACCACCACCGATAGTATTGGCAATAAAGAAATCACCGTAATACGACTTCTTCCATTTGTTCTGTGTTGTTTGTAAATTTAAGTATCTATTATAAGCCATCAGACATCAATTTGTTGTTTTATCTTTTCTATATAGTCATCTATGTCACAATCACAGTTGGTATCAAATTCAAAATGTTTGACCCTTCCAACAGAAGTCCCATCAATAGTAAATATTACCTCAAGTTTGAGTTTACACGTTTGTAGGTTAAGATTAACATTTCTGACATAAAATTCAGTATATGTGGTATCACCAACTTTATACATTTGTTTATTGACCTGGACTTGGGAATGGTTTTCTACAAAAGTCTATAAGAGGTAAAGTTGAAAGCCAAGGAAAGTTTGGGTTTATATTACCTTCAATTTCCTCTATTGAAATAATCCAATTATCATTACAATCTTCTATAGGCTCAAAATAACTATCTCGTTCCCACATTTGACCTTTCAATTCGTTTCTTTGTTCTTCTGTTATTATTGCTACTAAATGACTCATAATTTTAATATTAGTTTCTACTTAATGATGTGTTAAATGTAACTATTGCGGTATTCAACAACGTTACTTGTGGTTCTGTTAGGAATGTATCACCGATAAACCCCGTTCCATAACCTCTTTGAGAAGAGCCCGCAACACTCTCAACACCACCAATATTTCTTATACTGGCACCAATACCAAATGATACATCTGCAGTTCCTAATGTTTGACTTGAGTTTATTACTATTAAATCGTCTTGGAATAATTGAGTTGTTCCTCCGTTATTCTGTCCCATTAACAGACAACTACTATAATCACCTGCGGTTGTTGTAAAATAGTTCGTTCTAAAAAAGTTGACATATTTGGTAGTCTTATTGCTAAATCCAAGAGTCATCATTATATCTGTATTTACACCCGAAGGTTGTGCCAGACCACCCATATCATATTCACTACTTGGTGTGTCTGTAAGACCATCGTTGATGTATAGACCCATACAAATATTACTAACACTCTCACTTACTGGGTTCCAATTAGTTTTTCCAACAGAGTTTGACCCATTACCTTTAATACCCGTTGATGAGTGGGTCATACCACCTAACCAAGTTATTCTATATGCTGCGTCCGTATCTTGTGGGTCTAATAAGTTCCATTTGTGTGATGATGATGTCCCACCTACAAACGGATAGAATGCGTCAAACACACTAAATAGTGATGCTGATTTTAAGTCTAATACAAGTTGATTAGTTGCCTCTTTTTCTGTTGTTGTTAGTGTATCACCACCACCCTCAACTGCGGTAAAGAATGCTTGTGCGTCAGGGTCATAAGGTGATGGAGGTGGTCCAGCATTAGAACCTTTTGATATCGGATAATAAACAAAAACTTTACCCAAACCAGGTAAAGACCAATCTTTTATTAACGGAGTTACATCAGGTGATTTCATAAATATTCTTTTGGCAATAAAGGAAGGGGACCGTAATCCCCTTCCATATATAATTATTCTCTATCTATAGAGATGTTTGTACCACTAAAGTAAGTAGCCAAGTCAGTAGATACTGTCATTTCAGGAATAGAACGAGTCTCATTACCTGTCACAGTAACTTCATACAACTGGTCGTCACCAGGTTGAGCACCTGAAGCAACCGTTGCCGTTGAAATGTACATACCACTTGGAGATACCATAAAGTACTTACCTGACTTCAACTTAACGATGAAGTAAGATTCAGTAGATTTAATAATCTCTTGATACAATAATGTTGATGCTTGGTCCCAACCAGGGATTTGGAACACCAACGAAGGTACGAATGTGAATGATAATGATTGAGCATTTACATTTACCTCTTCGCTTAATACAGCGTTTGAATTTCTAACTAAGTCAATTTTCTTGAACTCTCCGACAGCGTTTGCGTCAAATGATGTTAATTCTTCAGAACTAACATCATAAGTCAAACCACTTACCGAAATAGACGTACCCGTAGTAGTTAATACCCATAAATCAGAGATTCCTGGAATATTATTTACACAGTTGTCAAGAGATAGACCTCTTTCAATAACACAATTACCCATAATTTTGTAATTTTAATTTATTTCAGTTTATTTTTGTGAACCCAAAGGTTCGTGTAGTTTGACTACAATTATGCTATTCTTACAACCAATTCAGGGAAGAATACCAACGCACCGATTCTCCACTTCATGATGATACGGTATTCCGCAAAATCACGTGAGTAGTAACCTTCAGCGTTTGCTTGCTCTCCAAGAACGTCAGTACCTAAAGCTAAGTTGTTACCGTAAGTAAGAACCGCTTTACCTGTACCTACCTCTGAAGACACAACAACAGTGTTAGATGCTGGGTGAGCAATTGCCATAGGAGCAGTTTGCTGACCTTCTACAGTGTAAGCAAAGTAGTTAGCGTCTTTTAATGCGATTGTGTAAGCCAAGAAATCACCTCTGTTCAAGAACAATACTGTTGGGTTGAACTTTAATGAATCAGGTAAGTTCTGAATGTAAGTATCCACAACTGACAATGCGTTTGTTGGTGTCAATGCTGTGTAAGTAACGTTCACTGTAGACGCAGATGCGTTATCCAATTGCTCGTTAATACCAGAGATACCGTCAGTAGCAGATGTTGCTTGGAACCATTTTCTCTCGTTGAATACCGCTGCTTTAGCAACCATATCTTCGATGAATCTTTCTTCAGCACCTAATTCTTCGTTATATGAACCAGGGTTCATTCTCATACCCATGATTGTCTTAGACAATGCTTCAGGACAATATCCTTTTTGGATTGAGTAATCTTGTACAGTCAAAGTTTTCTCACTCATGGTTACATCACCAAAAGTTGTTGAACAGTGACCAGTTGATGCGATACTATCAATATCGCCAGTGTCAAATACAGGTACCTTCTCTGCGTGCTTAATGTTAGGGAAAATACTAACATAATCAGCAACAGCCGTACCAACTACCAACTTTGTCATCAATTCAGTCTCATTAGCTGCGATGAAATCTGACATGTTGTTTACGAATGCGAACGAATGTTTTTCCATTTGTTTCAATTTTTAATTTTAATGTTTATTTTCCTTAACATAAGCCATTCTCGCTTCCAAAGCGGAGAATTTAGCCTTAAAGGAGTTATCCTGCTTAACAGGTGTGTATTCAGCTTCCTTCTTGAAATTCTCGTAGTCAGCCTTCAACGTGTTAAATCTCTCATCAGTGTCTTTGATGTGAGACTCAAATGCCATCAATAAATCATGAATGGCAGTTTTTAATTCTTCAATTTGTGTTTGAGCGTTCATTTCCTCATCATCACCAGCTTCAACAACTTCTTCTTCTACTACCTCTTCTTCCACTTCTGATTCTTCCTTGATTTCCACAAGAGCAGACTCTTCGTCAAGTACGATTTCTCTACCGTCCTCTAAACGATGAGTACCTGATGGAGCCAAAATAAATTCAGAACCTTCTTCAACGTAAATAGTATCTCCCAAAGCTAATTCACCTTCAGTTTGATTTGTAATGAAAACTTCACCACCTTCTAAAGCAACTCTCTCGAACTTAACCTCTTCAACAGATTCTGTTGGTTTAACCAAATTCTTGATTGCCGCAAATACTTCTTCTTTAGTCATGTTATTTAATTTTCATGTTTGTTTATGAGTTCCCTCACTTCATCAATAAATACATCGTAGTCGGTTTTATACAAACCTTGTCTTAATGATTCGTTGATATCATGTGATTCACACGCCATGTATCCATCACCATGTTTGTGTAATCCAACACAACCAATAGCTTTGGCTCTTTCCAACGCTTCTTGTTCCGTTGAAAATATCGGTTCACCGTCCATCTCTCCAATAATAGAAAAGTTTTCTTCAGAGTAAGCCCTTGAGAGGAACCCACCCTCCAAACTTATACCGATGGTCTCACCGTTTAATATGTATTTGTCAAATTCTTCCTTGTCGTCCCATTTTGCTGTCATCATCCAGGTTCCCTTGTTCACGTTGAATCCCATAGATTTAGCTTTGTCCATATCAGGGTTCGTGACCAACCATGATTCGTAAACATACCCACCATATAGTTTTTTGTCAGTGTGTTCAAGGTTGAACTGTTTTTGGTTTCCGTCTTTGAAGAATTTTTGTGACATCTGTTTAATGGTCTCCTCACTGAAGACAACGTAGTATACCTCACTCGTCATCTCATGTCTACGTGGGATATAACGGTTTGGTTCCATTACCACAGTGGTAATTTCATACTTCATCTCGTCCTTGAATAAGTGTTGTGTACCAAATGTCATCTGACCTTTTAGACCTATCCTTCCAATAAAGTCTTCCATGTCAAAAGCAACACCCTCACCCGTTAATGTTTCGATTGCTCTATAGGCAATGTTCTTTCTTTCCTCAAGGTCTTCCACCTGAATAATCAAATCAACAATACCATCAACCATCTCACGGTCTTCAACATAATCATCAGCATCAAAGTCATCATACTCATTATTGTCCGTGGCACGGTCATAAGGTTTTGGAGAACCACAAGAGGTACAACATTTCTGTCTTGCCTCCAATTCACCATAACCCTTATCCATCAAGTCTGTAATACAACCAAACTCTTCAATCATCTCTTCTTGAAGTTGGTTGACGATTCTCTCAGCATAATTCAACATGCTTGGACCACCCCACAACATATAACTGATGTACGAACATGCTTCATAATCACCTTTGGAACGGGCTTCCTCAAACCCTTTCTGTGCTCTTGATAGATACGAATAAGTGCGCATGATTGTTTCCTCACTCAGATTCTCACCTGATGCGATTTGCTGTGCACGATTTTTTCCCACAAGGGTTCCACAAGGATTTCCTAATTCCTCGTTTCTATTAATACCCATGGCAGCATCATCTTTTGCTGATTGAGGGTAGTCGTTATAGAACTTCTCAAGAGTAATCTCACCAGTCATTGCCACAAATACATCTGATTCGAAGTAGTCGTCATCTGCCATGCCACCGATAAAACCAGCAACACCGTTAACAACAATCATCGAGTATCCTTTGATTTCAGGTTCGTTTACCACCAAAGACTTAAATGATGGATATACGATTGAACCTTCAACAAACCCTATTGGTGATAAGTCCTCCTCTTGAGTAAATCCTGCTCTACCTTCCAAAAACCCTTTTCTGTTTGAAGTACCACCAGGTCCTACCTGTGTTTCTGTTCTGTTTGGTTTTAGACCAAAGGCTCTATTGGCGTTCTTTGGTACTGAAGAGACAAACTCTTGAGCAGTTTGTCCTTCAGGTACAGAAATGATTAATTTTTTGAAGATATGTCTACATTGTTTTCCAGCCTTCCATACCTTCAGGTCAACAGGATACCCCTTTGTTCTTGGTATCATTTTTCTGTTGGCATCTTCAATAGATAGACTTGCTGACATCTTCACCAAATCTTCATTTCTATATAGTTTGTTTGCTCTGATAAACTGACGACATACCTGTCTTGACTCCTTGATTAGTTTTGGACCCAATCCCGCATCAACAGCATAGAAATATCTAACCAACTCCTCTGACGTATCCTCACTTGGTGATAACTCATCAGCACTTGATGTCGGTCTGAAGAACTTTTGATATTCTTCTTCTGTGACGTTTTCTACCCTTATGGAAGGGGAATGTGTCAGGTAATGGGAGAAGTCCTCACCAGCGTGATTTGAATGGTCCATAACTTGACATTCACCATCACATGTATTATTGAATACCAACCACTCGTAATGGGTTGCTGGTTGTGATACCAAACTTAACTGGCTAACACCTGAATCTTCCTCGTCTGTAATATAGAGTTCAACTATCTTCATTTTCTATAAATATGTTTTAACAAGTGGGACTTTACAATCTTGAGATTTGTTCCAACCTGCTGTTTATCTTTCTCGTATCTTGAATGTCTTGGTCAAGAACGTATGCTTTAATTGGTTTTTGGTTTTGTCTTCTGATTTCCTCAACAATCAACGAGTTGTCTCCCGTTAATGGTCGTCCACCCGTTGATGTGGATATGTTTCCAAGAATGTCAGAGAATTGACTAACAGCATTTCTGTTGATGATTGCCTCACCACCTTCTAATACCAATCCACCGTTTGCCATGATGCCACCTTGTTCGTGTGATGGACCCGTCAATAGACCAGACGTTAGACCACCTCGTCTACCAATAAATTGTTTACCCTTTGTGAATTGTAATTGTGAGTTGATGGTCGCAATCTGTGCTGCTGTTATTCCTGCGTATAACGCACCCACCCCGATTGATGCGGGGAATGGTACTGTCGCCAATGCTTGTAATGTTGCTGAGGCACCCTGAGCGATGGCATCAGCAATAGAGAATTGTAATTCAGTAATCCTTGATGACTTTTCCAAATCAAATCTCTTTTTAGCAAATTCTTTTCTAACACTTTCTTGTTCTGCTGCTGCCTCTTCCGTGGCATTACCAATACGAGCAAGGGTCACCTCTTCAGCATAAGCCAACTGTTCAAGTAATAAAGAATTTTGTGCCGATACAATAGAAGATATTTTACTTGATATGTCAGAGAATACGGCAGTGATTGCTTGTGCTACCTCATTAACTTTATCTAAAGCGTTTTCAATCTCAATGTTATTTATTTGTCTATTGATGTTCTCAATCTGTTGTTCAGTCAAATTGGAATTTTCAGAAGATAATGTTGAGAAAAACTCTTTTATCTCA